CTGCCAATTGTAGTTTATCGGAATATAACTTGCTCTCTAGAGCATGTATATTGTCTATCTTATCCACCACTGGTTTTAAACTATTCCATAATTCAACGTCGAACATGTCGGGTTGAAGTGGCTTCCCTAACAGGAAATCCTCACATAGTGTATGGATACGAGTACCTCGGCTAGAAGCCTTTGCTGATACTCTATTTGCCTCTTCTTCACCTACTCGCTTACGCCATTCAGCGATGAATTGTCTATTCAAGAGGCCTGTTACTTGTGTTACGCTTGGATATTTATCTCCAGATGGGGTTTGATATACTCGCCCCTCTGGAGAATCAATCCTTTGTAACACCGGAAACTCATGATATATAAAGTTCTTCAATTATTTTTTATCTGCGAACTTTGCCTTAAGAGTCGGTTTCTTTTTATGTTCTTTTTTAACTTCAGGCTTTGCTGCTTGTTTCTTTGCCGGTTCTGCCTTCTTAACCACAGCAGGTTTTGCCTTAACTGGCTCTGCTGCACAAACATAAACAGTGTAACTAATTAAACCAAATGTAACTGCGATTGCTGTTAATTCTTTTGCATAATTTTTTAACATGATAGTCCTATTATATAATAAAAGTTAATAAAAGTACAATTAAGCTGTGAGTATAGCCAAAGCCTTATCATAGTGGGCTTGTCTCTCTTCGAGACCAAGATATCCACCATTAATAACCTTCGTCATACCTTTGATATCACCTGCATCAGCAAACCTGTTTAGGTTGTTCTTATTCCAAAACCATAGTGCTGAGTATAATGAAGTAGGTATATCATCTGTCACGAGGTCTGGATCATCCATCACTGTTTCTGGATCTTCGAAGAAGTCAGTAGCAAACTGTTTATAGTTTGCCTTACCAGTTAATTGGATTGGTCCTCTACCTCTATACTTCCAACCTTCACCTGATGATTCAGGACCATTACCCATCCTATTTTCATAGATACGGTTAGCGATCTTTTCAGGTTGACGATGGTAGTTTGCTGCATCGCCATGAAAGTGTGTAGGGAAGAGTTTAACCAGTGCGTCTGAAGAGTAGTTTAGGTTCTCAGTCAACTTTGTAAAATCTAATGACTCATGTGCACATTGAGCAATGAATGCTGTTACCCTTTGTGCAGTAGTTACTTCAAATTGAGGCAACTGTGTAACCATAGCGTTAAACCAATCATGCACGTTATGGTTACGTGTGATGATCTGACCTAACTTCTCTTCAGTGAAATCGAAATTAAAACTCATTATTGAGCTGTAGGTGTATCAGTAGGTTGAGCTGCTGGAGCTGCAACTGGTGCTGCGTCAACTGCTGGAGCTGGAGCTGCTTTGTGTGTAAAGATGCCTTTTAAAGCATTCCATGCACCAACTACTGCACCGATAACTGTGTGTACAAGACCAACAACTTTTGCAATTACTAATTCGATTAAAGTTGCAAACTTGCTTTCTACGTATGCGCCTGCTAAAAATGCTAATGCTAATGTTAACATGTGTTTCTCCTTTATTAACTTGTCGATCTTATATTGCTATGGGGTCGACAGACCCATATTTTAAAAATAACTGCTTGTTTCTTTAAGACGGCTACCTGCTGTCTTTTCATCGATACGTTGTAACACTTCTTTGAATCCTTGATCTGGTCTATGTAGACCTAATCTAACCGGATCTATAAGAGCATTCATACCTAACATTGACTCGATGTTAGGGTTTTCTTTTAAGTATTCCTCTTTTGCGGCGATACTCATCATCTTTTCAAACACCTCACCGGTATCTTTATTACGAAAATCATACAATGGCATAGTTTTCTCCTGTAGTTTTATTTATAAACTCCGGGACTGACCTTTTCTTCCAAGAGAACATCCTTTGCTTCTCACCATTGTAGTAGTTACGATATGACTGTACTCCATCACCCGGTACTTTATATTGATCAGGCATGGCTGGAGTAGGATCCGTAAATTCTCCGTGTGGTAGATTATTAGGAAACCATTTTAATTTATCTACCAAACCAATCTCTTGACACTTATGAACCTTACCGTATCGATATGTATACTCGGTACATAATGCTTTAAGTAAACACCATAACCAATAATAGTTGTCTCTATTTTGTCTGCACCATACAGCTGATGGATGGTTAACATGTGTTGCACTATACAATACTTCGTTGCGATCATCAGATAATATCCAACGTTTTACGTTACGACCAGTTGCTGTCTTACCCATAGTTTGGTCGCCGTCGAGTATACGATGCGCCGTAGACAATAGTTGACAAGATTCAAGTATCATCTTGACACAGTGTTTATCTACATGGTATTCTGCGGCTTTGGTAGGGTTACGAGATAGGTAAAATATATTCATCTTCAATTTTTGGTAAGAAGCGCGGGTGATTTATTAACCACTTCTTAATCTTCAATGCACCTTTTTGTTCAAGTTTATAAGCTTCAATTTCCCATGGCTGACGGCGGTATATGTATCTATGCTTATCGTCCTCATAAGTTAAGTATTTAATCCTAACGTCATACTTTAGTTGACCAGATATAAATTGCCTGGCATGAACTAACTCATGTGCTATAGTCTTGCATAAGTTAGTAGTATTCTTTGCGTTTAACTCGATAATGATATCATCATCATATTCTTGATCTGTAGTACCAAGTAACTCTTCAGACTTAAAGTTTTTAAACAGGAAAGTGTACTTTATGTCTTTAGATTTTTTAGGATATTTTTTGGATATGTCTTTGATCAGGGTCTTTTCAGCTGCAAGGCATTGCTTAACAAACGTAGTAAGCCTGCGCGCAGAAAGCTTCCGTACAGCAGGTGTACAGTAGACCGAAATCTTATCTGTTTTATGAAGTAATATTTGTCTTATCATACTATATAGTATACCACAACTCCTAATTAATGTACATGCTAACATAAGTTGTTGATTATAAAGACAATTTAAAACTCACCTGGACTCACGAGTATCCAGACCTATAGCTTACTATCTATTTATGTAAAACTATGCTCCAGGAGCTTCAGGTGCGATGAATCCTGCTGCCTCTACAGCCTTACGAGTGATCTTTTTGTATAGCTTAGGAAGCTTTTGATCCTTGATAGCTATGATAAGCTTAGCCTCAGATGGATGTACTGACTCCAACAGAGATATGAATAACGCTTCACGCTTGATAGGTTTTAAGTCTTTCCTAAGGAACACATAGAAACGTCTAAGTTCCTGTGTAAGGATAGCTGGACTCATTCCAATGGGTGCAGCATCTGGTCTATACGGAGGTTCATCCTCAGGAAGTAGGAACTTCTTCTCAGGTAGGAAAGCATACTCAAATATGATCTTGAGTGCTGAGTTACCTTTATATTTTGTTCCTAATAGCTTGGGATCTGCATTGATCTCATCTAATATTTCGGGTAAAAATCTAATTGCCATTTTAAAAGTCCTCAATTGAGTCGAGTAATAATCGACATTTGTTTTTTATAAGGTAATTCATCACAGAATTCTTGTCACCTAGTGGGACAGTCTTCTCATATATATCTATAATACTTTTAGCTAGATCCTCGGGGATATAGTCAAAATTAACGAGAGTCTGGTTACGTTGATAGTTACGTCTCTCTTCGTCATTCTTACAAGCATCGATACCCTTCTCAAAGAATTCAGGTAAACGCTTTGCTGAGAATGGTTTTTGTCGATCACCCGATACGAACACATCGTCGTTACTTAGGATGTTTGGTATACCATCACCTGAGTCACCCTTAACTATGTGTGTTATCGTATATTCTTGTATGTCCTTCTGAGATCCTTCTACGAACTTACGTTGCATAGGTGACCACTGACGGACGTTCTTGTTACGTTGTAGCTGTATGAAATCCTTATCAGATGATACTATTAACACCTTTTGTGGTTCAGAGAATAGTCCTTGCTCCACTAATAAGTTTTCTTGTGTATACTCTGTTAGTACTGCAATGATATCATCTGCCTCCGCAGTGTCAATCAATAATAATTTATATGGAAAATAGTTTAATAAGTCTGTACGTAGCTCTGCAAGCGTATCAAATATGAAACCCCAATCAAGGTCGGACTTATCTCTGTTTGCCTTACGGTGTGCTTTATAATGAGGGAATATAGACTTACGCCAATAGTTACGACCATCACATGCGATGACCACCTCCCCATAGTCTTTGTACTTCTTCTTATAAGACTGGATAGTAGATAGTGTCGTATGTCTGATTAGGTTCTTGATCTCTTCAGGAGTTTGATTCTTTATATCCTTCTGAAAGGGTAAGATGTTACTTAATGCGATTTGACTGTAGTCTAAGATTATAATTTTGTTTTCTCCTTAATAAGAGTCCATTCTATAGTGTTGGCTCTTTTTTCACGTATTTTTATATTTCCATAATCTCTAAATTTTGAAGATATACTGCCTACTGGATATCCAACGCATCTTCTTAGGTGAGTTCTTCTTCTTGTTTGATACGATCTCAGGGATATCCACATCACTCTCATATACTGAGGTGACTTGATCTGAGTTGATAGCGATTTGTTTTGTTGCATTGCCATCGAATGCATTTTCAAATAATACGATTGGCATTAGAACGCTCCCAATAAAATAGTTTCTTCGTTGATCCGACCATTTGGAACTGTTGGCTTGGTCGTTAAAGCCTTTGCTGCTGTATTCAAATTCTTTTTACTTATAGATAAGTCTTTGAAGAACTTCTCAGGATTCCTAAGTGTCCATGACCATGACTTAGCTACACTGTAATTAATTATAGTTGTACCCTTAACTGATAATAAGTCTGAGTCATCAGCTATATAAGCCACAAGTTTTCTATACTTGATATTATATGCCCATAACTCCTTAGCACCAACGATGTCTGTAGGATTACATGACTTAAGATTCAATAGATCGTGCTTAAACATATACTTAAGTTTCTTAACTAATACTGCAGGAGGCTTAACCTTAACTACCCTTGGCTTCTTAACAGTAACTTGATGTTGAGCACAGTCATCTACAATAGATTGGATCGCAGCTCTAAACTTTTTAAGTTCTGTCTTAGTAAGGAATGAATAGCCTTCTGTAAGTTGTTCATCTGTACCAGTCAATGCTTCATCTATCTCATCAACGTTAAGCTTATAGTAGTCACCGATACGTTTAGCGACCATGCCTGACACGTTGTTAGATAACAAGTGTGCTTTAGTATTGAAGTCCCACGTTTTAGAATGGATAAACTTATCAATAGCATAGTCGATGTCCTCAGAGGCAGCACGAGCTGCATCAGTCACACGTTGATCTATAGAGATGACTGGTGCCTTAGGACGATCGTCTACTATAGGTTGATTATAAGAATAGCACTCGTATAATGAGTCAAGCTTATCTTGTATACCCTTTTGATCCTTATCAGATAGATGCTCACCTTTATTGAGTATAGTAATAAGAGATCCTAATGATAGGAACTCATAATCTGGCGCCTTTGATAAGACATCATAATATTTCTTATTAGTCTTCTTAAGATAATTATGTACGGCCTTAGCACGTTCACTGTTATCCATATTAAGGTTATAGTATCCTAAAGCTTTCATCAAAGACGTACGATAGTCGTCTTGTGTTACCACAGGAGCGCCAGCACCTATGCCTTTAGCGATAGCCTTTTCTTGCCATTCTTTGGTTGGTTTTTTAGTTTTCATATTGGCAGTATACCATAATTAATTATTAATGTACAATTATTCAGCTTCTTGGTTTGTAACTGTTTGATAGATCGTCTCAAACTCATCGTTCAAAGCTACCTCTTCATTAAAGTTTTGCTTATGATACGTATTAGCAAGCTTAGCAAGCGTTTTCTTAGGGATCTTAAATTCGTCATAAAGGTTCTTAAGTACTTCTTTTACAAAGTCCTTCTCAGCCTCAACGCGTGTCATAGAATCAGAGATCTCGTTAAGAGCACCTTTGATTTTCTTTTTGTCTTCGTCTAATAATTGCATAATATACCTTTCAAGTTAAAAATAAAAACACACTAGACGAGGCGACCTCGTGGCCACAAGTTCCTGCTTATCTCTAATGTGTTTTTATATTTAGTAAGACTCTCGAAACTACGAAGTGCACTCGTAGCTGACCCATCGGAAGCAGTGGCCCGCTGAGCATGCATACCCATTAAAGCACAGCCAGTGTCCGCATATATTTTATTGATTGGCTGAGAGTCTTATTCGTCATAGCCAGGTCCCCAGAAGTGAGGGTCGATACCACCTAGATAGTTTAGGTCTTCGTTATCATCCTCTTCAATAGGATCTGGCACTGGTGTAATGTAACCGTCTTTTTTGTCTTTGACATTTAACATGATATCATTATACCCTTTTTTTGGTTTATTGTACATATATTTTTAAGCCTTAACACTGTCAACTGTTGCAAAGCCAGTCACCGCTGCTTTACTGTAACCCTTAGACCAAATGCTGCCAGTCCTATTTACAGGTACTTCACTGCCTCGTGGACCATGATATGGCAACTGTTGAACCTTACCACCATTATCTAAAAATTCTTGAACTGCTTGTTGAAATTCTTGTTCTGTCATAGCTTTCTCCTTACCAACTTGAATTATAAAATACTTCTTCGCCTCTCGCAATTGCTTCGCGAGCTTTCTTGATGAACTCTAAGTCTGATGCTTTATCATCAGCATCGAACCTTGAGTCATAACCAAAGAAGAAACCTTCGGTCATAGGTAACTGGTTAGTCTTAACGCGGGCCTCGATATAATCAAGGTCTGCCTCTGTAAGTTGAAGCTCAACTCCGTTGAAGTCGATCTTTGAGTCTTCGCTGTACTCGTCAGGATACTCGTCGATCAACCATTGTGGAACCTTAGCTCCCTTATCATGCCATAACTCTTCCATAAGACCATGAAGAGCGTTGTGTTTTCTCCAGTATTGAAGCTCCGTTGATGGTGCTTCAGCTGCAGATTCTTTAGCGCGGCTATACGCATACATATCTAAACCCATTATCTAATCTCCTTGATAAATTTTGCTTTGAGTAAACTTTCAACTATACCATTATCATTATCTTGAGCGGTTAACATCCAACCTTCTAAAGTAGTACCTGAAAAGGCATATTGTGGGTTAACAAGGCATTTATAATAATGTCCATTGATTTTAAAAATCATTATGCAGCCTCCCTTTCATCCTTCATTAAGCTAAACATGATGTGCTTAGCACGGTTGATGAATTGACGAGCTTCGTTAGCTTGTTGAGGTGATACCCAACCTTCGTTAGCACCGTTGAAGTCAGCACCGATAACTTCTTGTGCATCACTTAACATGCCTGCTGCGAACATCATTTCCTGACCTGGAAAAGCTTGCATTTTTACCATTTGGTCTAACTGAGCTTTAGTCATACCGTAAGCTTGTTTTTCCCATTCTAAATCTGATCCTATTGTCATTGCTGGTTTCATATATCTCTCCGTTTGTTGATTTAATATAACCATTATACCGGAAAGTCTAATTAATGTACATAGGCCCCCTTAAAATAAATAAGGTATACAGATCAATAACTTACGTATTATGCAAGTTATTGATTATATTGGACTTTAGTTTGGGTGTGCCCTGGAGCGCCTGGGACAGCGCGGGCTGGAGGATATATGCTACTTAGATTGTGCCCTAAAAGTGCCATCCCATTCAGCCGGGAGGCCCTCTTCCATACGTTCAATCATGTTCATGTAGTACTGCTTGATGGTTACGCTGTCATCTTCGACCAAACCTTTGGCCCATTTGATAGCTTTATCCCAGTTTCCACGATAGTATTCTTTTATGTATTCATTATGCGCGTGTTTAACTGTCTCACCGATCGTGTAGATCTTAATGCCTTCAGTCTTACCTTTCACTGCGATGTTATCTAGTTCAATAACGTTGTAATGGTCTTTAACTAGTTCTGCTGTGCGTGCACCTAAAACAAGCTTAACACCGTACGGCTTAGATTGTCCTTCAAGCCTTGACGCCAAATTGACTCCGTCACCGAGACAAGTATAGTCAAAACGCTGGCTAGAACCCATATTACCCACAACGACATCAGCAGTGTTAATACCAAGTCCCATCCCGAAAGCCGGTACGCCTTCTTTAGCAATCTCTTGATTGAACGCATCTAAGTCTCCTAACATTGATAGTGCAGTCTTAACTGCGTTGAGAGCATGATCTTTATCATCAAGTGGAGCATTCCAAAAAGCCATCTGTGCATCACCAATATACTTATCAAGTGTTCCGTTGTTCTCTATGATCTTAGCAGTCATAGCTGTCATGTAACGATTCATGATCTTAGTTAAGCCTTGTACATCCTTACCATAGTGTTCTGATATGGTTGTGAAGCCTCTTACGTCTGTAAACATGATACTTAATTCTCTTGTTTCACCACCAAGCTTTAATAGTTCTGGGTTCTTTTGTAGTTTATCAACCATTGCTGGTGATAGGTATGTACCAAACTGTTTCTTGATCTGTAGTTTTTGGTTTAACTCGCTTACAAACTTAACAGTATATGTATGAGCATATACGATAGCCAAAGCAACGATAGGAAAAATCCCATCCAAAAGAACGCCGTAATGAGAGAAAACATAACTAGAAGCGTAATACAAAAAGCCAAGAAGAAGCAAAATAGGGATAATAGCATATTTCCACCTTGATAGGATAATGATAAAGATTGATAATAATATGACTGCTAATACTTCAGCGCCATCTGCCCAGCCAGGTCGTGATATGCTAGTACCTGATGTGAGCGTGTCTAGAACTGACGCTTGAAGGTAATGAGGAAAGAGTCCACCTCGAGCTGTTGCAACTGGGTTGTTAAGTCCCTTTGCGGTAAGCCCAACAATGACGATACCTCCGTTAAATGATTCTGGGAGGTCCATAAGACTGTGTTCAATTGGAGTCGAGCTCCAGTCGACCCAGATACGACCGATTGGGTCGGTTGTAATTTTGGAGAAGCTTGGGATTCGAACAGCTTCGATTCCTGAAACGGAAGATTTGACTTGGAAACTTGGGTCTCCGACTGCGACACGCAAAGTTTCGAGAGTAATACTTGGGTAGAGCAAGCCTCCGCTTGATACGACCATAGGGATACGACGAACAACACCATCAATTTCAGGTAAGACATTTACAACTCCTATTCCAGCAGCTTTGTTATTAAATAGTTCAATGTTAGGTTGGATCCCAGGGTAATCAATAGTGAAGTCATGAGCTGGTGATCCAATCTCAGAGACTCCCGGTCTAAATGCTTGTCTAACTTGTTTATCTGTCGATGCTACCTGAGGTAAGACGACAGGGTGTCCAGCAAGACTATCAACCAAGTTGGCATCGCGTCCAAAGCGATCAGAGTCAGGCATAAAGATATTAAAAACAACAAGACCAGCATGACGGTGATAAAGATCCTCGATAATATTTGCATATTGACTCCTTGGAAATGGGAATTGACCAAGTCTTTCAATCGACTTATCATCGATGTTAACCACGTGGACTTGCTTGGAAACGGTCTGTGGTTTACTAGTAATTAGTGTATCAAAGTACCTTAGTCGAACTGACTGCACAAAAGATGGGTCAGATGCTCTAATACCTACTAGCAGAGCTAACGTTAACAGTGCAAACCAGGGTGATAATAATCTTTTCATTTGATAGCGTGTGTCTTGTTATGTTTTAAACTCTTCTTGATTGCTTTCTTCCAAAGCTTCTCTTCTTTTTTAGGCTTATGCTTAACGCATGCCTTATACATCTTCATTATTAGTTCTTTAACTTTCATGCTATGCTCCTTGTATTTTAAACTTAATATACTCTGTTATCAAGTCAGCGACGTCAGTCTCACAATACTGTTCAAACCCTTTAAATCCTGGGTTTGAGTTAGCTTCGCATACTCTAAAGCCTCTTTTGTCGAATAGTAAATCCACACCTGCAATATCTAGCTTAAGTACTTTTGCAGTCTCTCTAGCTATATATTCAATCTCGTCTGTTATCTCGTAGTTATGACCAGTGCCACCATTAGTGATGTTAGCTCTGAAGTCACCCTCTGGTGCTGTACGTCTCATAGCTCCTACTACTTTACCACCTATGACAAGAACCCTTAAGTCCTCACCTGGACGGTCACCAAGATATTCCTGTACTATCATCGTCTTCTTAGCGTTTAAGATATCGATGAACTCCATCATCTTTTTGTACTCTCTTATGGTCTCACAGAGGTGTACACCTTCCCCATAAGAACCTGATACCAGCTTAACGACACACGGAAAGCCTATGTTATCAGTCACTAAGTCATCGTCTATAGGCAACCTTACTAACATCGTGTTTGGTATAGGTAACCCGTTCTTACTTAATATCTGTGATGTCCTTAGCTTATCTTTTACTATCTCGACAGCAGAGCTTGAGTTAACACACATCACGCCTGCTTGTTCAAAGTGTCTTATCACTGCTAGCTGGAAAGGTAGTATGCCTGCACCCAACCTAACCAATAATAACTTTGGTAACTCTATCGTCTCACCGTCGTACTTGATACCTTCACGTAGGTCTTTATCTACGATGATGTCAAAGTTATCAGGATGGCAGACACGAGCAGTTATACCTTTTGATGTAAAGCTTTCTACGAGCTTATTAGTCTCGTACTCGTTTCTTTCCTGCTTTGATAATATAATTACAGTCATGACACATTATAACTTATTATTTAATTAATGTAAAATTATTCGAAGCCTTCGTTGCGTTTTACACGCCATACATAAGACATCTGTGTTCCATCTGGCCTATCATCATTGATAAGTATACGCTCACCGTTTGGTAAGTTAAAGATGATGTCGTCAAACCTAATATCATGTTTCTCTAAGAACTTTATAGTATGCTTCTTAAGATACTTTGGTCTAGCAGTAATTAAGATTATATGGTCCTTTTCAGGTATAGTATCCCAAAACTCTTTAACACCAGGCAATAACTTATCTTTACATACCGCAGACTTTAATAGGTTATACCTTAATATAGTCCCATCAAGATCGATAAACCAAGTCTTGCGATGTTTAGACTTTAAGTTAGTTAACTTCATTTATAGTGGTAACCAGAGCCATAAACCTTGTGACATCAATACTACACCAACCAAACATAATAGGAATGATGAGTAGAATAATGGCATTGATACAGCAAGGATAGACGCTGATAACAACACGATAGATAGCTGATAAGCTGTACCTGCATAACCGATCCATGGAGATCTCTTCTTAGCATAGTCACGGTCAGCTTCTAACTTCTTAGCTGTATCATATAATGCAGGTTTTCCTTCTGGTCCTTCATCATAGCTTTTAGCTTTTACTGCAAATTTCTTAGCTAGATCTGGGTTTGTAGCAGTCTGAGCTGAGATCTCATACTGTGTTTGCTTTACTGATTTAGCTTGGTAGAAGTTCCATAAGTCGTTTGCTTTGATCGTGTTGTTCATGATGAGTGAACCTAATGAACCTCCGAACCATACGTTAAATGCCAATAAAGCAGCAAATATATTAATGATTAAACCCGCATGTGATTTAATCTTAACCTCTTTTTCTGATCTTGAAGGTCCAATGTTCTTAGTCTCTTCCTTTGTTAATGTCTTAATGACCATATCTTCTAAAGCCATGTTAGTTTCCTTTTTGATTGATGGTTATACTATTGGTCGTTTGGTCTTGATTTTTTAAATTTACCGTTACGCCATTTTGTATAATATTTATATTGTATCCTTTATCTTTATCTATTAATACTGTAGCACTATCTTTAACTGTTCTTTGTATCATCCAATATGTTTGTTTGTCAAAAATATAAACTTGATTTAGAGCATTATATCCTACAACAAAAGTAGCTAACAATGTATTATCAAGAGCATTTGTTAAATAGTTTGTATCAAGAGGATTAACATCTAGTTCATTGAAACCCGCATATGGGTCTTTAAATACTTTTGAATCTAATGCATTTTGTTCCAATCCTGTAAACTCTAAAGCAGAACCAGATTTATTGGCTATTTCAGCTTGTATTCTTTCAACAACTTCTTTTGGAGGTTTAACGATAAGCATATTATCAATAGCTGATTCTGATAAAGCTAATAGAACAGGTTTAAGAGGTTTAATTTCTGATGATTTTGTTACTGTAGCTTGAAATGCTTGGTTTAAAACAACTTTTCCCATAGCTGTGCTAACTTCAATTGAACCAACTGAACCATCTGGATTAGGTAATAAAATAATGAGAGATTGACCTATTTCATCTACTGTCATTGTGAATGCTGTACCACGAACAGCAACAGTTGCCGTTGGTGTATTAATAGCCACATTTTTATTATTTTCATGGGCAATATTACCAGATGCATAACGAACAGTTCCCATTGTTACATTGAGAGCTAATTTACCTGCACCTTTTTTATTGGGGTCATAGACAAAATCGTCTATAAGAAGTTTT